CGCCTACACCCGCCCCCCGGTACCCCCGCGCGTCCCGCAAGACCCCCGCTACAGCCAGGGCTCCGTCACCCTCCAGACCCTCGACCAGGGCGAGGTCACCATCGCTGAGCCCGCCTGGTGCGTCGGCCACGACGACGACCACGTGTGCGCCTTCGTGGACATCCAGCACCGCGGCCCCTCCAGCACCGCCGGCGCCGTCACCGCCCGCTACGGACACATCCCCGTCCTCGACACCCACCTCACGCACTTCCCGCACGGCGACAGGCTGCGGGAGATGGCGCCCCTGCTGTCCATCCGCCTCGAGGTCGACGTCAACGTCGTCCCCGAGGACGCCCGGCACATCACCCAGGCCCTCCGCGTCAGCATCGCCCGCATCGAACGGGCCATCGCCGACCTCGCCCACCTGCGAGGCGAGCAGCGATGAGGAAGCTCACCAAGGGGCAGATCGCCGTCCTGTCGGTCGCCGCGGTCCTCATGGCCGGTGTCGGAGGGTTCGGCGCCTGGGGTACCTACACGAACGCGGTCGCTGAGTTCCACCGCGAAGCCACCGCCGCGGGCGTCGTCGCCGCCGGAGAGGGCCTGACGCTGATCCTGGGCCTGGTCATGCTGCTGCGGACGATGCTGGGGCAGTCCTCGCCCGCGGTCGTCCGGCTCGGCATGTGGCTGGCCCCGGTCTCCGCGGCCTGCGTCGGCGTCACGATCGCCGGGACCGCCCGCGAGGCCGCCGTGTACGCGGTCACCCCGCTGGCCATGTCCGGCGCCGCCGAGGGCCTGTCCTTCGTCGCCCGGTCGGTCGTCGTCTTCACCACCGGCGTGGACGCCGAGACGATGCGCCGCAACGCCGACGTCGCCCGCCAGCTCGCCTTCCACCGCGCCGTCGCCGACGGACACCCCGGCAGGCTCAAGAAGTGGGCCGCGCAGCGCCGCTACTGGCAGCTCGCCCGCCACGTCGGCGTCGGCGACGCCGAACTCGGCGCCGGCCTCGTCGACGTCCAACGCCACCGCGTGAAGGACGGAGCCGATGCGGCCCTCGCCAAGATGTACGGCGCCCCGGCGGCCACCGATTCCACAAGGGTGGAACGCCCCCGCACCGTGTCCGCGACGGACGCCCTGCGCGAGCACTTCGCCGGCATGGACCCGGATGATGCGATCCGCCTCGCGCATGATGCGCGGCCTGATGCGGCCCCCGCCGAACTCGCTCACCTCCTCGGCACCTACGACATCCACGTGGACGCCGTAGCGGTCGCCCTGGTCCTCGGACGCAAGCCCGCCGAGTACGAGGTCGAACGCGATGATGCGGATGATGCGCAGCAGGTCAACGCCCTGCCGCGCGGCGCCAAGACCGCCGCCATCCGGGAGGCCGCATCATCCCTCGGCGATGATGCGCGCGCCTCCGACATCGTCCGCGCCGTAGCCGACCGGCACCGCATCGACGTCGACGAGAACTACGTCCGCACCGTCCTCTCGCGCAAGCCGAAGGCCAAGCGCGACCCCGGCAACGGAGGCTACGCGTGATGATGCGCATCATCTTCGGTATCGTCCTCGGCGTCCTCGTGGCCTGTCCGACGCTCGCCGCGGTCCTCCTCGCCATCCTCGGCAGCGTCGCCGTCACGGCCGCCACCTACCCGCCGGTCCTCGTCGCCGCGGCCGGCGTCTGGGCCTGGCCCCGCATCACCGCCCGGGCCCGGGGGTGGTGGGCATGAGCGACGCCCTGGAGAAGGCGGAGCAGGCCGCCCGTGAGGCCGCCAGCAACACCGACGTTCTCGCCGTGGCCATGGCCGCGCTCGACCTCGCCAAGTCCGCCCAGGCACAGACCCAGCAGCAGCCCGCCGGCTGCGGCCACGACCACTCCCGGTTCGACGCACGGAAGTGGTGGACCATCGGCGGCCTCGCGATCGTCGGCGGCTGCGTCGCCTGCGCCCTCGCCCTCGCGTTCGCCGTGGCCATGGTCGCCGTCGCCATCGGCGCGACCAGCGCCACCGGCAGCTTCCTCATCCTCCGCAGCATCTGGATCCAGACCCAGAAGGGCCGCTGACCTGCCCTTCCGTCCTCCGCCGTTTTCAGGCGATCCCCTGAAAACGGCGGGGGTGCGGTGGGGCCGGACAGCCCGGCCCGCCCAAGGAGAAACCGATGGACCGCGCCCAGCACCTTGCCCTGGCCACCGAGGCCGTCACCCACGCCGAGCGCCTCGCTGGCGCCGCCGACCGGCACGCCTACAACGAGCGGGAGAGGACGCCCGCGCTCGCCGCCGCGTCCGCGGCCTGGGCCGACATCGCCCGCACCCACGCCGCCATCGCCGCCCTGCTCCCCGACACCACCACGGAGGACTGACCCATGGCCGCCCTCGACCTCAACGCCAGCGACTACACCGCCGGTGAGAAGGCCCGCCTGACCTTGCTGATCGCCCGCATGGCCAAGCGCGGCATCGCCGACGACGGCACCGGCAACGTCGACCAGTCCGACCTGCAGCGCAAGTTCGAGCGCATCCAGGACCAGGCCCGCAAGCGCAAGCAGCAGGGCCGCAAGTAGCTCAGCCCCGGGGACGGCGTCCTACGACCAAGCAGCCCGCCGTCCCCGGGCCCTCCATACCCCAGCAAGAGGCAGGGAGCCCCAGCATGACCGTTCACCTGATCAAGCCGCCACAGGACGCGCAGGACACCCCCGCGTCCGAGGCGTCCTCCACCCGTCCCGACCGGCGCCGCGCACGGTACCGGCGCATCGCCAAGGCCGCCCTCGCCGACGAGCGCGTGCGCACCGCAGGACGCCTCGCCGTCCGCCACGGCTCCTACATGATCGGCGGCACGAAGATCGCCGCCCGCTGCGTCTGGGACGGCCGCACCGCCTCCCGGTACGAGCGGATGATCCGCGCCGCCGAAGCCGCCGGCCTCATGGACGAGATCAAGGAATGGGAGCAGCGCGCCGCCGCCTACCGGGCCGCCCGGCACACCCGTCGCATGCAGATGCTGCAGGCCGCCGTGCAACTGCCCAAGGCCCTCGGCCTGGCCCTCGTCAGCGGCTTCGGCGTCCTGATGCTCCTCGGCATCCTCCTCGCCTGGGGTACCGGCGACCCCCACGCCGTCCTCGCCCCCGCCGAGGTCGTCGTCGAACTGGTGCGCTGGGTTGCCCTCATCGGCGGCATCGTCTGGGGGCCGTTCCTCCTCGCCGCGCCCTGGATCGGCCTCGCCGCCGTCTGGGCCATCGGCCAGCAGCGCCACACCGCACCCCAGTGGGCCCTGCCCGTCCACGCGCGTGACCTCGGCGCCGCCATCACCCCGTCCATCGTCGTCGTCGCCTTCCGTGACCTGGGCATTTCCCCGCTCCGCAAGGCCATCGACGCCATGGCAGACGGCGCCGCCGCCCTCCTCTCCCCGATCCTCATCGCCGGATGCGGCGTCGAAGTCGACGTCCACCTCCCCTCCGGCGTCTCCACCGAAGAGATCCAGGCCAGGCGCCGCAAGCTCGCCGAAAACCTCAACCGGCACGAACACGAGGTGTTCATCACCATCCCGCCCTCCCCGCGCACCGTCCGCCTGTGGATCGCCGACTCCGGCGCCCTCGACGAGCCCATCGGCCCCTCCCCGCTGCTCCTCGAAGAGGAGACCCGCGCCAACTACAAGACCGGCCGCGCCCCGTGGGGCCAGTCCCTGCGCGGCGACTCCGTGTCCCTCAGCGTCTACCAGCGGCATCTGCTGATGACCGGCCTGTCCAACCAGGGCAAGACCGCCTCCCTGCGGGCCGTGGCCCTGTGGCTCGCCTTCGACCCCACCGTCGAGTTCTGGATCGGCGACCTCAAGGGCATCGGCGACTGGGGCATGTTCGACGGCATCGCCAAGGTGCTCATCCAGGGCCCCACCGACGAACACGCCTGCGCCGTCACCGAGATGCTCGAAGCGGCCGTCAAGGAGATGGAACGTCGCCTCCAGGAGCCCGGCGTCGACCATCCGCCGCTGGTCGTTATCGTCGACGAAGCGCAGGTCGCGTTCATGAACCCGTTGAAGAGCCCCGACGGCCGCCACTACGGCGGCAAGAAGGCCACCAGCCGCTACTTCATGGCCTGCCGCCGCCTCCACAACCAGGGCCGGGCCGTGTCCGTCACCCTGTGGCAGGGCACCCAGGACCCCACCGACGAGAACCTGCCCAAGCTGGTCCGCGAAGGCGCCCACATCCGCGGCTCCCTCGTCGTCGGCACCGAGTCCCAGGCCAAGATGGCGCTCGGCGACAAGGCCGTCGACGCCGGCGCCGCCCCGCACCTGCTCCGCCAGGGCCTCGACAAGGGCACCCTCGTCGTCGCAGGCGACGGCATCGACATCCCCGCGGGCGAGCCGTCCATCACCGTCCGCACCCACTTCATCGACACCGACCCCGCCAAGGAGATCGCCGAACGCGCCAAGCAGCTGCGCGACGGCGTCGCCACCGTCCACCAGCTGGAGATCGTCGCACCCGTCGACCACCTCGCCGACCTCGCCGCCGTCGTCGGAACCGAGAAGCGGGTGAAGACCGGCGAGGTGCTGCACCGGCTGAAGACCCGCAACCACGCCGTCTACGAGAACTGGGACGGCAAGCGCCTGCGCGCCCTCCTCGTCGACCACGGCGAGGACACCGGCGTGTACGACGGCTACCCCGTCGTGAAGTTGGAGGCCGTCCAGAGGGCCCTCGAAAGCCGCGCAGAGGAGATCGCAGAGGCTCAGTGACCCGGCAGTGGGCAGTGACCTTCCACTACCAAGCTCACTGCCCCGCCCCACTGGCCTTGATCAGCGGAAACGACGATCTAGTGAGGCAGTGAGGCAGCTCCAAGTGTCCTCCTACGGGGCCCGGGAGCGGCCTGCCGAACGCCCCACGCAGCCTCACTCACTACGAGAGGATGACCCCATGGATGACCTGGTGCGGTGGCTGCGCGCGCAGCTCGACGACGACGAGCAGATCGCGCGGGAGGCGCACGCTCCCAACTGGTCGACGGATGGTCGGCGCGGCCTGCACTACGGCGTCGAGGATGGATGGATGACCGACGCACTGACTACCGCGGATGCGGACCACATCGCCCGCCACGATCCGGCGCGGGTGCTGCGCGAGATCGACGCCAAGCGGCAGCTGCTCGCCGACTTCGCTCCCCTGCTGGCCCAGACGGACGCCACGATCGATGGTGAGTGGAACGGCCACGACGACCTACACGGTCGACTGCTGGCCTACCTCACGCTGCCCTACGCGGACCGGCCCGGCTACCGCGACGAGTGGCGGCCGTAGGACGGCATCATGGGGCCATGGACACCGCGTACATCCCGCCCGGCTACTACGGCACCCGCGACGTCGCCCGCGCCCTACAGACCAGCCCCGGCGCCGTCCGCAACCTCGTCTACCGCGGCCGGCTCAAGCGCGTCGGCGGCACCGAACGACAGCCCTGGTTCCGCGCCGAAGACGTCGCCACACTCCTCGCCGAACGCCAGACACGCACCGCCGCTTGACCGCAGGTCAGAAGCTGTGTGACGATCCGGGTGAACAACTGTGCCCTCAACCGGCACCCACAGACTCACCACCAAGCCCCGGAAGGCCACCGAGCCCCCGGGGCTTCGCCGTGTCACAGGACGGCCACACCGCCCCCACCACGCCCCCCGACGACGGATGATGCCCACCAGCATCCGACCGTCCTTGGGGGGACCATGAGCGACTACCGCGCCATCCAGACCGCCGTCAGAGTCGAGAAGCTCCGCATCTGGTTCGCCTGGCTGACCGGCAACATCATCCTGCTGGCCATCGCACTCGCCACCCAGGACATCCGCATCGTCAGCGTCATCACCCAGCTGCTGCTCGTCGCAGGCTTCCTCGCGTTGACCGTCGCCCTGGTCCGCATGACCGGCGCCCTCAACCGCAAGGCGCTCGCCGCCCGACGCGAAGTCCTCGGCGACGACCTGTAGGACGGAGGCGCCCGTGGCCGGCAACCCCCGCAACGGGCGCCCCTACCGCCGCCTCGTCGACTGGCTCCGAGCACAGCGCCTCCCGTGCTGGCTGTGCGGCCACAACATCGGCTACGACCTCGACCCGCGGCACCCGCTGTCCTTCACCCTCGACCACGAGCAGCCCCTCTCCCGCGGCGGCTCGCTCCTCGACCCGGCCAACGCCCGGCCCGCACACCGGCGCTGCAACAGCAGCAAGGGCAACCGCACCGCCGCACCGAGGATGCCACCCCAGCGAGCCTCCCGAAGGTGGTGACCATGGCCGTCGAGGAACTCCCAGACCGCTGCTGCGGATGCGTCGGTGCCCAGTGCTGCAACTGCGGCGAGGAGTCGTGTGACGGCGACCGCCCCGAGTGCTGGCACACCGAGGCCGACACGCCCTGTGACTGGGACGTGTGCCGCCAGCCTGAACGCCTCGCAGCCGGTGACCGGGGCAGCGACCCTGCCTGGCGTTGAGGTGACGCCCGGTGCTGTACGTAGTCACCGGCCCGCCGGCCGCAGGCAAGTCCAGCTGGATCCAGTCGCACGCCACCGCCCGAGACATCGTCATCGACCTCGACCGCATCACCGTCGCCCTCACCGGACCCGGCGCCCCCAACTGGAACCACGACCCGCTGCACCAGCGCGTCGCCCAACGCGCCCGCTACGCCGCCATCGACGAGGCGTGCCAGTTGCTCGACAAGCTCGACGTCTTCCTGATCCACACCATGCCCAGCCCCAAGGCCCTCGCCAAGTACAAGCGGCTCAAGGCCCGCATCGTCGTGGTCGACCCAGGACGGGACATCGTCACAGAACGTATCGCCGCTATGCGATCACCAGAGATGGAGCGCGTCGCGACCCGGTGGTACAACACCCGCCGCTCCCAGCCGCGCGCCGGCATGCCGCAGGCGTCCCGACGATGGTGAATCCGGACATACACGGACAGTGGCTGCCCATTCTTTGGATTCCGGACCGGGCGACCCAAACGCCCTTGTCGCCCGATTTTTTGCGCGGCCCGATCTGCTCGCTAATCACCGCGAACTCGGTTCGAGTGAATTAGCAGACGGTCACTGTGCGTGATGTGACTCTGTGTCACGCCGCTATTCCAACGAACTGGGTTCGAGAGTTTTAGCGGAGGTGCTCGTGAGCGTCGCCGACAAGATCGCTCAGGAGATCGACGACCTCCACGCCGAGGCCACGTCGCCCGGCATGGCCGCCGTCGCTCTCGACCTCGCGAAGGCGATCGACAGCACGAACGTCCCCGGCGCGAAGGCGCAGGCGGCTCACCAGCTCAGGGCGATCATCGCCGACCTGCGTCGTCTGGCGCCCGTGGAGACGAAGGGGGACGCGGTCGATGACATTGCTGAGCAGCGAGCGAAGCGCCGAGCAGCAGCCCAGCGGCAGGCATCCGACGGCTGAGGGCGACGTCGTGTACGGCTGGCAGACGCCCCCCGTCCAGACCGCACCCCCCGCAGCGACGAGTGCGGGCCAGGAGGCCATCGACCTCGCCGCCCGCGCTGGGCTGGTCCTGGACCCCTGGCAGCAGCACATCCTGCGTGTCGGCATGGGCGAGAAGCCGGACGGCACCTGGGCAGCCTTCGAGTGCGTCGTGAACGTCCCCCGCCAGAACGGCAAGGGAGGCGTCATCGAAGCCCGGGTCCTGTGGGGCCTGTTCATCGGTGGCGAGCGGCTGATCCTGCTGTCGGCGCACGAGTTCAAGACGGCGAAGAACGCGTTCAAGCGGATCGAGCGCCTGATCCGTGGATGCCCTGACCTGCACAAACGCGTGAAGGCGTACCGGTACACGGTCGGCGAGGAGTCGATCGAGCTGCACTCGGGGCAGGTGCTGCGTTTCATTGCCCGGTCGAAGGGCTCAGGGCGAGGCTTCACCGGCGACTGCAACATCCTCGACGAGGACATGATCCTGGGCGACGACGCGATGGACGCGCTGCTGCCGACCATGGCGGCCGTGGCCAACCCTCAGATCTGGTACCTGGGATCGGCCGGCATCGGCTCTCCGTCGGTGCAGCTCGGTCGTCTGCGGCGCCGCGCGCTCGCCGCGATCGAGGTCGGCCGCCCGGACCCGTCGCTTGCGTACATGGAGTGGTCGGCGGACCCGCACGTCGATGAATGCCCGACCGACTGCACGGCGCACGACGACCCCGACTCGAACGAGGCGGTCCTGAAGTCCAACCCGGCTATCGGCTATCGGCTGACGCTGGAGAAGGTCGCGCGGGAGCGGGCGACGCTCAGCGCCGGCGGCTACGCCCGTGAGCGGCTCGGTGTGGGCGACTATCCGTCCGACTCGGCGGACACGTGGCAGGTCATCGGCGAGGACGCGTGGCGGGCCCTGGCGGCGGCTGAGAGCGCGCCGTCTGATCCGGTGGCGTTCGCCATCGACATGACCCCGGAGCGGTCACATGCGGCGATCGCGGTTGCCGGGGAGTGGCGGGGCGGTACGCATGTTGAGGTCGTGGATCACCGGCCCGGTACGGGCTGGATCCTTGACCGGGCGGCGGACCTGCACGAGAAGTGGCGGCCGCGGTGCTGGGTCGTGGACGCGGGCGGCCCGGCCGGGTCGCTGATCGCCGACCTGGCGGAGCGGCTCGGCATCGAGGTCGTCTCGCCGAAGGCGCGTGAGGTCGCGGCGGCGTGCGGTCAGTTCTACGACGCGGTGGCTGATCAGACGCTGTCGCACTTGGACCAGGCGCCCCTGGCCTCGGCGTTGGCGGGCGCGCAGCAGCGCCCACTCGGGGACGCGTGGGCGTGGGCGCGGCGGATCGTGTCCGTGGACATCAGCCCGCTGGTGGCGGCGACGCTCGCCAAGTGGGGGCTCGGCGCCGAGGTGGAAGAGCCTCCGGGCGACATTCTGAGCAGCGTGTGGTGAGGGGGCAGTCGTGAAGTGGTGGCCCTTCCGCCGCACGGCGGTACAGCGGGCGATCTCCTATCAGGACGTGTGGGGTGCCGGCGCCGACCCTGCCGTACTGCGCGGCACCGGCCAGGAACGAGCGCTGCGCCTGGGGCCCGTGTACGCGGCCACACGGCTGCTCGCGGACTCGGTGGCGTCCTTGCCCCTGAAGTCGTACCGCGTGGACGGAGACGACCGTCTGCGGGCCCCGGTGCCTGCGCTGTTCCGGCGCCCGGCCGCGGTCGGCACCCGCTACGACTGGCTGCACCGGGCCATGACGTCGCTGACACTGCGCGGCAACGCCTACGGCCTGATCGTCGCCTGGGGGCCGGACGGCTGGCCGTCCCAGATCGAGTGGCTGCACCCAGACGACGTGCACGTCGAGGACAACCTCGCGCCGGTGCCTGTCTGGTACTACAAGGGCCGCCGCCTGGAGGACGGCCAGATGTTCCACATCCCGGCGTACACGGTGCCCGGGCAGATCCTGGGGCTCTCGCCGATCGCGTACTTCGCGACGACGACGGAGGCGGGGCTGCTGGCCAACCAGTTCGGCCGGGACTGGTTCGCGAACGGGTCCACGCCGTCCGCGGTCCTGGAGACGGACATGGTCGTCGACCGGGATGCGGCGACGGTCCTGAAGGCCCGGTTCAAGGAGGCCGCCGAGGGCCGCGACGTGGTCGCGCTGGGCAACGGGGTGAAGTACCGGGCGATCTCGGTGCCAGCGAACGAGTCGCAGTTCCTGGAGACCATCAAGGCGACCGCGAACCAGATCGCCGCGATCTACGGGGTGCCCCCGGAGAAGGTCGGCGGCGAGACCGGCGGAAGCCTCACCTACGCGACGGTCGAGCAGAACAGCATCGACCTGCTGACGTGGACGCTCCGGCCGTGGCTGGCCCGCCTGGAGGACGCGTTCTCCCTGCTGCGGCCGCCGGCCGAGGAGGCCCGGTTCAACGCGGACGCGATGCTGCGCACCGACACCCTCACCCGCTATCAGGCGCACCGCATCTCCCGCGCGATCGGCCTGCACAACATCGACGAACTGCGCCGGATGGAAGACGAACCGCCCCTGCCCGACGGCTTGGGCAAGGACTACGCGCCGCTGGTCAAGGTGGCACCCGACGAAAGCGAGAAGAAGTGAACGGCGACAGTGAGCGTCGGTTCACCCGCGGCCTCGTCGAGGTCCGGGCGGCCGGCGGCAGCAGGACCATCGGCGGGTACGCCGCGAAGTTCAATACGCTCTCCCGGAACCTGGGCGGCTTCGTGGAGCGCATCGACCCGGGGTTCTTCGCGAAGTCCGAGGGCGACGGCTGGCCGCGTGTGATGGCCCGCTACAACCACGACGGGAACATGCTGCTGGGCACCAGCCGGGCGGGCACGCTGCGCCTGCAGACGGACGGCACGGGCCTGGACTACAGCGTCGACGTGCCCGCCGCCCGCGAGGACGTGTACGAGCTGGTCCAGCGCGGCGACGTGAGCGAGTCGTCGTTCGCGTTCTTCACGTTCGAGGACGACTGGTCGATGACCGACGACGGGTTCCCGGTGCGCACCCTGCTGTCGGGGCAGCTGGTCGACGTCGCCCCGGTGAACGACCCCGCCTACCTGGACACGTCCACGGGCCTGCGCTCCCTCGCGGAGAAGGCCGGCGCCGAGCTGGCCGAGGTGCGGGCCGCGGCCGAGGCCGGGGAACTGAAGCGGTTCCTCGGGGCTCCGGCCCCCACGATCATTCCGCCGGGCGGGCAGGGCGACACCCACCCGCTCCTGGCGGTACGGCGGCGGCGCGCCGAGCTTCTCCAGCGCCGCACCTTCTGAGGCAGGGCGAACCCCACCTCGACACACCACCCACCCGGCACCCCTGGCCACCTGGCCTACGGGTGCCTTCGTCATGCCCAGGAGGGCGAGATGAGTTCGTTCGTCAAGACGCTGCAGGAGCGGCGCGCCAACGTGTGGGAGCAGGCCAAGGAGCTGCTCGACACCGCCGAGTCGGAGAAGCGGGACCTGACCGCCGAGGAAGAGGCCAAGTACCAGGCCCTGAACGCCGACCTCGACAAGATCGACCAGCGGGCCAAGGACCTGGTCGAGGCGGAGCAGCGCACCAAGGACGCCGAGGCGGCGTTCGCCGGGCTGCTGGCCAAGCCCGAGAACCCGGCCGCCCGCAAGGGCGAGGAGAAGGACTCGGAGCTGCGCCGCTGGGCGCGCGGCGAGATGCGCGGCATCGACATCGCCAAGCCCGAGAACATCGCCTTCCGCGACCTCGTCAAGGGCACCGCGACGGCCGGCGGCAACACGGTCCCGACCACGTTCTACGGCAAGCTGATGGCCCACCTCATCGAGGTGTCCGGCATCATGATGGCCGGTCCGACCGTCCTGAACACGGCGTCCGGCGAGAGCATCGAGATTCCGGTCACCACCGCGCACTCCAGCGCCGCGCTGACCGCCGAGGCCGCGCCGCTGACCGAGTCGGACCCGGCGTTCGCCAAGCGGACCCTGGGTGCCTACAAGTACGGCGTGCTGCTGCAGGCGTCCAGCGAGCTGCTCACCGACACCGGCGTCGACCTGGAGGGCTACCTGGCCATGCAGGCCGGGCGGGCGCTGGGCAACGCGTTCGGCGTCCACGCCATCACCGGTGACGGCTCCTCGAAGCCGACCGGCGTCATCACCTCGGCGTCCACCGGAGTGACCGGCGGCACCGGCGTGGTCGGCGCGTTCACCGCCGACAACCTGATCGACCTGTACTACAGCGTCATCGCCCCGTACCGGAACAGCACCTCGTGCGGCTGGCTGATGCGGGACGCCACCCTCGGCGCCGCGCGGAAGCTGAAGGACAGCCAGGGCCAGTACCTGTGGCAGCCGTCCATCCAGGTCGGCGCCCCGGACACCCTCCTGGGCAAGCCGGTCCACACCGACCCGAACGTGGCCGCGGTCGCGGTCAGCGCGAAGTCCGTGGCGTTCGGGGACTTCTCGCAGTACTTCGTCCGCCTGGCGGGCGGGGTGCGCTTCGAGCGCTCCGACGACTACGCGTTCAACTCCGACCTGGTCACCTTCCGCGCGATCATCCGCGCAGACGGGCTGCTCATCGACCAGACCGGCGCCGTGAAGGTCTTCGTCGGCGCCGGGACCTGATCCATCCGCGCACAGGGCGGCCGCCGGACGGCGGCCGCCCCTCGCACCCCTGAGGAGGAATGAACGATGCACGTCCGCATGAACGTGACGATCTCCGGCACCCGCGACGGCCAGCCCTGGCCCAAGCGCGGAGGCGCGGTGGACCTGCCCGACGACGAGGCCCGGCAGATGATCGCCGCCGGTCTCGCCGAGGAACACGACGGCGAGGACCCCGCCGAGGAGAACGCCGCCAACCCGGCCGAGGCGGAGAAGGCGGCCGGCCGCCGCAAGCCCATGACGAAGTCCACCGTCGAGAAGTAGCCGAGGGAGGACGCCGTGGCCCTGCTCACCCTCGCCGAGGCGAAAGCCCAGCTCGACATCGACACCAGCACCGACGACCTCGAGCTGGAGGTCTACGTCGAGGCGCTGACCGCGGCGATCGAGCGGCACGTCGGGCCGGTGGAGACCCGGGAGTTCACCGAGACGGTCGAGGGCCGCAGCAGCAGCCTGTGCCTGTCGCACATCCCGGCGGTCGCCCTGGTGTCCGTGACGCCGGCCGTTGAGGCCGGTGACGCCCTGGACCTGTCCGCGCTCGTCCTGGACGGTGCGACGGGCATCGTCCGCTACCGGGGCGGCTCGTTCGCCGGGACGCTGTGGCGCGTCACGTACACGGCGGGCCGCGGCGAGGTCCCGGCCACCATCAACCTGGCCGCGCGGATCCTGCTTCAGCACCTGTGGCGCACCCAGTACGGGGCGTCCCGGGGCCTGCCCGCGGTCGGGGGCGGCGACGACTTCGCCGTCACCGAGCCGGTCGCGGGCTGGGGCTACGCGATCCCCAACCGTGTGCTGCAGCTGCTGGAGCCGTACAAGGTCCCGCCGGGGGTGGCGTAGATGCTGACCTCCCGCGTGCCTGCCGCGGTCGACGCGCTGCTGGCCATCCTCCGGGCCCGGCCCGGGCTGGAGGGCGTGCGGATCGTGGACGGCCCGGAGCCGACGAACCTGACGGCGAAGCGCTTCATCTTCGTCGGCTGGTCCCCGATGGGGGAGGCAGCGGTCTCCCTGCAGCAGGAGTTCAACGGTGCCGGCGCCCGTACCCGAAACGAAGCCTTCCAGATAACCGGGTACGCCGAAGCGCGGTCCGGGGACAAGGACATGGCCGCGCGCCGCACTGAGGCGTTCGCCCTGGTCGGCGAGATCGAGCAGGCGTTGCGCGCGACCGACGAGGCGCCCGAGGCGCCGACGCTGAACGGCACGGTGCTGTGGGCCCATCTGACGACCGGCGATCTGCTTCAGCAGCAGTCGGAGGGCAGCACCGCCGGCGTCATCTTCACGGTGACCTGCCAGGCCCGTATCTGATCCATCCATCCCAAGGAGTACAGCCATGGCGCGTGTGCGCTTCACGGGTCCGGAACCGGTGACCGTGCCCGAACTCGGTGAGCGCCTCGTCCACCCGGACGAGGTCGTCGAGGTTCCCGACGAGCGGTTCGACGGCTACGTCTGCCAGCCCGCCACGTGGGAGGCCGTCGAGGAGCCGAAGCAGCAGGACGACGAGGCGGCGCCCCTGCCGCTTCGCAAGGCGGCCAAGCCGCAGAAGACGGAGGGCTGATCCATGGCGATCGGATCCGGTCTCGGCGCCCAGCTGGGCATCGCCGCCGAGACGACCTACGGCACGTTCGTCGCGCCGGCCAAGTTCATCGAGTTCACCAAGGAGAGCCTGGCTCTTAAGAAGACGACGGCGCAGTCCGCGGGTATCGCGGCCGGGCGGCTGCTGGCGCTGTCCTCGCGCCGGGTGGTGACCCGCCGGGAGGTGGCGGGCAGCATCGACCTGGAGGTCACCAACAAGGGCATGGGGCTGCTGCTGCAGGCCCTGATGGGCACCTCGGTCACGCCGGTGCAGGGCGGGGCCGGTCCGGCCTACACGCAGACGCACACGCTGGCGGACACGGCGGGCAAGTCGCTGACGATCCAGAAGGGCGTGCCGCTGACCACGGGCGCGGTCACCGACAAGACGTTCCTCGGCTGCAAGGTCACCTCGGGTGAGTTCTCGTGCGGGGTCGGGGAGATGCTCACCGCCACGTTCGAGTTCGACGGCAAGGACTGCGACGAGGGGCAGACGCTGGCGGCCGCGTCCTACGCGAACATGTCGCCGTTCCACTTCGGGCAGATGGCGGTGAAGGCTGGCACGTACAGCTCAGAGGTGGCGCTGAACGGCATCCGCAAGGTCTCCTGCAAGATCGAGCGTCCTCAGGATGTGGAGCGGTTCTACGCGAACCAGTCCGCGCTGAAGGCGGAGCCGATCTCGAACGACCAGGTGAAGATCACCGGGTCGATCGAGACGGACTACGTCGGCACCGTGCTGGACGACCTGCACACCTCGGACGGTGCGACGTCCCTGGTGTGGGAGTTCGTCGGCCCGAACATCGCCACGACCTACTTCGAGACGTTCCGCGTCACGCTGCCCGCGATCCGCCTCGACGAGGGCCCGCCCGTCGTGGACGGCTTCGGCGTGGTCAAGCCGACGTTCAACTACGTCGGCCTCTTCGACGGCACCAACCCGGTCAAGATCGAGTACATCTCCACCGACATCGCACTGTGAGCCTGCGGTGCCGCAGAACATCCGCGTGATCGGCACTGGCCAGCTCCTGGAGCTGCAGGCCAGGCTGCGCCGGGCCGGTCACGAGAACATCCGCAGCTCGATGCAGCGCCGCATCCGCCGGGCCGCAGAGCCCCTCCGCGACGACCTCCAGGCAGCTGTCCGTGCACAGCCCTTGAAGTCCACCGGGCGGGCCGCGGGCAAGCGGGGTGGCCCTTCACCCACGTCGCGCCCCTTCCGGGAGAGCATCGCCCGCGCCATCCGGATCAGCGTCCGCACCGGCGGAAGCCCGGGCGCGAAGGTCTGGCTGGACAAAGCCCGGCTGCCCGCCGACATCCCGATCGGCGCGGTGAACCAGATGAACGAGCTGGGGCGCCTGCGCCACCCGGTGTTCGGCAACAGGAAGCGCTGGGCCCAGCAGTCCGCCACCCAGGGCTTTTGGGACAAGACCGTGCGCGCGCACCAGCCGCGCATCACCCGCGAAGTCGAGCGCATCGTCGACGACGTGCGCAACCGCCTCGGATAGGAGCACCACCCGTGATCATCGTCTACACCCCGGCCGACGGCGAGCCCGAGCACTACGACGCCTCGACCCTGCGCGTGTCCGAGGCGGGCATCGTGCAGCGCACCGTGGACATGAAGTGGCAGGACATCAAGGCCGGGCTGGAGAGCGACGACCTGGACGCCATGCGCGGCATCGTGTGGGTGATCAAGAAGCGGTCCACGCCGTCGCTGCGGTTCGGGGAGTTCGACCCGGGCGTGGACGAGATGACCTCGCGTATGGACCAGAAGGAGGTCGCCGCCTACGTCGACAACGCGTTCGCCGCGTGCGACGGCGACGACGACCTCACCCCGGAGATGGTGGCCGGCATCCTGCGGGAGCGGCTGCCCGACGTTGCCGCGGACCCGGAGCACGCCCGCGCTCTGATCGAGGCCAGGGCCCAGGTCCCAAAAGAGACCGTCGCCCGGGCGGAGGACAGCCCTCAGGAGACAGATCCGTCGCCGCACGGTTCGAGCCCGAGCCCGACATCGAGCGAGCCCGGGACGTCTACCTCGGACTCTTCGCCCACGTCCTCCACATCCCACCCGGAGACGTCGACGCCCTGACGGTCGGCGACTTCTACAACCTCACCGCCTGGATTGACCAGCACCAGGCCATGCAAGCGGAAGGCGGTGGGTGACCGGTGCCCGGAATGCTGTTCACGCTGACCGGCCGTGACGAACTGTCCGATGTCTTCGACGACATCGGCGATGCGGCGCGGCGCCTGCACCGCCGGATCAGCGCGGCGACCACGGAGGCCGATCGGGACCTGCGGCGCCTGGGCAGCACCACCAGCAGGACCCTGGCCGGGATGCGCCGGGACAGCGACGCCGGCGCCAAGGCCGTCGAGCAACTCGGCAAGGTCACCAAAATGCTGTGGCCGGCCGCGATCCCGGCGGCCGCGTCGCTGGTGCCGATCGCGGCGGGCGCCGCCACGGTCGCTGTCGCGGTCGGCGCGATGGGCGTCGCCATGGGCGCCCAGATCAAGGCCATGGGCGAGGCGTCCGAGGCGCAGAAGGCCTACGAGGACGCCGTCGGCAAGAGCGGTGCCACCTCGCAGGAAGCCGTACAGGCGCAGGCCGAGTACGCGCGCATCGTCGCTCAGATGCCGCCCGCTACCCGCGAGGCGGCCGCGGCTGTCGGCGTGCTGAAGGACAACTACAAGGACTGGTCCGACAGTCTCGCCGCGGACACCATGGCCCCGTTCACGAAGGGTGTCGGCCTCGTCAACGCCCTGCTTCCGAAGACCACGGGCCTGGTCAAGGTGGCGGCTGGAGAAACCGACCGGTTCGTGACGATCGTCGGCGGGGCGATGGCCTCGCCTGGGCTGGACCGGCTGAACAACACGTTCACCACGTTCGCTGAGAAGACGCTCCGCAAGGTCAACGACGAGATCGTCCACCTGATGCGAGTCTCCGACTCGGGCGAGGTGGCGGGCCCTGCACGCGAGTTCATGACGTGGGCGCGCGCACAGGGCCCGACCGTGGCGTCGGTCCTGTCCAGCGTGGCGACGGCAATGGTGCACGTCCTGGAGGCGGGCAGCGATGTCGGCGTCGGCCTGCTGCAGGTCGTCGAGGTACTGGCCCGTCTGGTGTCTGCCGTCCCGCCCGGGGCGATCGCTCTGTTCCTGCAGCTGGCGCTCGCGCTGAAGCTGACGAAGGCCGCCGCGCTGGGGATGGCTGCGGCCCGTACTGCCCTGGCCGGGTTCGGGGTGTCGCTGGTCGCGGTGAACACCGCGGCGAGCGCCGCCCCCGGCAGGCTGGCCGCGGTGCGCGCCGCGATCGGTGCCCTGTCCAAGACGACGAAGATCGCCATGGCCGGGACGGGGATCGGCCTGCTGGTCATCGCTCTGTCCGAGCTGTCGCAGCGGGGCAAGCAGGCGCCGCCGGACGTGGACAAGCTGACCAGTTCGCTGAAGCAGCTGGGCTCGACGGGCAAGGTGACGGGCGAGGCCGCGAAGCATTTCGGCAGCGACCTGTCCGGGCTGCACGACAAGGTCCGGGCGCTGACCGATCCGACGACCACGGACAAGGTGCAGCAGTTCCTGGTGGGCTGGACCGGCTGGGATTCCACGCCGGTGAAGGAAGCCAAGGAGAACATCGACGCGGTCGACAAGTCGCTGGCGGACCTGGTGTCCAGCGGTCAGTCGGACCTGGCGGCGGCTGCCTTGAAGCGGCTGACCGCCGAGTACGGCAAGGGCGGCCGCGACACCAAGGAGTTCACCAGCCAGCTCGACGACTACAAGCGGGCGATCGCCGACGCCAAGTTCGAGGCGCAGCTCGCGGCCGACGCGCAGGGCCTGTTCGGCGCGCAGGCCATGTCGGTGCAGGAGAAGCTGAACGGGCAGAAGCTCAGCGCGGACGGTCTGCGTCAGTCGATCCAGGCCCTCAACGACGTGCAGCGCGAGGGCCTCGGCGGAATGATCGGGTTCGAGGCGGCCATCGACGCCGCGGCGAAGGCGGCCAAGGACAACGCCGGTGCGCTGACCATGTCGCATGGCGCCCTGGACCTCAATTCCGAGAAGGCCCGCAATGCAGCCGGAGCGCTTCAGGACCTGGCGGGCAAGACCGACGCTGCCGCCAGCTCGGCGCGCGAGTCCGGGTCGAGCTGGGAGACCGTCAACGGGATCTACAGCCGTGGTCGTTCGGAGCTGATCAAGAGCGCCCAGGCGATGGGGCTGACCAGGGACCAGGCGGCGCAACTCGCGGACCAGATTCTCAAGACGCCGGACAAGAAGGTCCGCCTCGACATGGCGGCCGAGGACGCCCGTCGGGATCTGGCAGCGTTCAACGCCGCGGTGAAGCGGTCCCCCGACAGCAAGAGCGTCACACTCAAGACGCTGAGCAAGTCGGCCGAGCAGATCCTGGAGGGCTTCGGCCTGAAGGTGCGCAGGCTGCCCGACGGGTCCGTCACTGTGAGCGCCAAGGCCGGCCAGGCCCTGTCGGGTGTGAAGGGGGTCAAGGCTGCGATCGATTCGCTCTACTCCAAGAGCATCACGATCTTCACGAAGAAGACCACCCGCTACATCACCGAGTACCAGACCAAGTACCTCTCCGGCCGCAGCCAGCACGACATCACTGGTGCCACCGGCGGTCTCTTCACCGGCAGCGACTTCCGCCACCGCGGGTACGCCGCCGGTGGCCTGGTTGACGGACCGGGCACCGGCACCAGCGACAGCGTGTTCGCGCCGTGGCTGTCCGCCGGCGAGTTCGTCGTCAACGCGGCCCGGACCAAGCAGTGGTTGCCGCTGCTGAAGGCGCTCAACAGTGGGCGTCTGGGGCTGGGGTCCCTGCGCGGGGATGCCGGTACGACCGGTGCAGGGCTGGATGCCGGCCGCGGCCTGGCGTCGGGACTGACCTCCGCGACCCCGCTGGTGCAGGACGCGGCGATGGCGATGGCTGCTGCGATCACGGCCGGGATCAAGGAGGAGATGCAGATCGCGTCTCCGTCGAAGAAGACGAAGGCGCTGGCCGCGGACATCGGCAAGGGGCTCATCGTCGGTCTGACCGGCACCCAGGCCAAGATCAAGTCGGTTGCTGCGGACCTGGTCAAGGACATCAAGACGGCGTTCTCCGGCAAAAAGGAATCGCAGCTGATCGCCTTCGTCAACAGGCAGACGAAGCATCTGCTGGACGTCGCCAAGAAGCGCGACAAGATAGCGGCGACGATCGCGGCGGCCAAGCAGTACGCGGCCGACACGACGAAGGCCGCCCGCGAGAACGCCGGCCTGTCCAACCTGGGCATCGAGGACGGCAAGATCACGGCCGGTTCGATCAAGGCGGGGCTGGCGGCGAAGCTGTCCCAGCTCAAGCAGTTCACGACGTACATCGGGCAGCTGGCCAAGAAGGGCCTCAACCGGGGTCTGCTGCGGCAGATCATCAACATGGGGCCCGAGCAGGGCTACGCCTACGCGTCGGCCCTCATGGGCGCGGACAAGGCCACCCTGGCGTCCATCAACTCCCTCGACACCCAGATCGGCCAGAGCGCCGACAGCCTGGGCAAGACGGGAGCGGACGCCCTGTACGACTCGGGCAAGAACGCGTCCAAGGGCTTCCTCTCAGGTCTGACCTCCCAGCAGAAGGAGCTGGAGAAGACCATGGAGAAGATCGCCAAGGCGATGCAGAAGGCCCTGAAGAAGGCCCTCGGCATCAAGTCCCCGGCCAGGGCGATGATCCCCGACGGCATCAACACCGTCCGCGGTGTGGCCGCCGGTCTGATCGAGGGCCTGCCGCACGTCGACCGGGCCATGCAGGCCGTGGCCGGCCGGATCGCGGGCAAGGCGGCATCCGGTCCGACAGCCGGGCGGGCTGCGGTCACCGCTGCCGGGGGAGGCGTCGTCTACCAGGTGAACGTCACGGTGGAAGCCGCCATGGACCCGATCGCCGTGGGCCGCGAGTTGCAGCGGGTCATGCTCCAGCTGGGCAGGGCGCAGGGCGCGAAGGTCTCACTGAACCTGGGAGGGATGTAGCGGTGCCGCTGCTCGTGGAAATGGGCTGGGGAGGGCTGATCCAGTTCCCCAGCACCATCACCTGGACGGACATCAGCCAGCGCGTCAATCTCGTCCAGGGTGTGACGATCACCCGGGGTGCCTCGGACGAACGCACCGAGACGCAGCCCGGGTCCGCCACGCTGCGCCTGGACAACGCCGACGGTGCGCTCACCCCCGGCAACCCGGCGAGCCCCTACTATCCGTGGGTCCGGCGCAACGCACCGATCCGGATCAGCGTCGCGGTTCTTCCGAAGCGGACCGGGCCCGCGCCCTGGCCGCTGGCTCACCTCGCCGACGACTTCGACGACGGCGTCCTGGACCCGGCGCTGTGGACCGCGGTGAACGGATCCCTGGAGACCGGCGGGCGGCTGCGCCTGCCGATGTCCCCGGCCGGGGTGAGCGCGCGCGTGGACAGCACCCGGCAGTGGACCCTGACCGGGTCGAAGCTGACCGCGAAGTTCGCGACCGTGCCCGCGGCGGGCGGCTCGTCGTCGGCGTCGGTGAGCATGTACGTGCTCTCCAGCACGCCGGGCACCCAGCTGCGGTGGCGGTTCGACGCCCTCACCCGGGAGCTGCGCGCCCTCAACGAGGTGGGCAACGTGGACGCCGCCCCCACCATCCTGCCGTTCAGCGCCATCGACCACGCCTGGCTGCGGATCCGGGAGACCGGCGGCACCGTGTACTTCGAGACGTCCTCGGACGGCTTCATCTGGACCGTGCGCCGGTCCCTGCCCACGCCCGCGTGGGTGGCCACCAACCAGGTCCAGGTGCAGTTCGCCGCGTTCCGGTCCGGCGGCACAGGCGACTACGTCGACTTCGACCTGGTCGGCGCCGACGTCCGCCCCCGGTTCTGGGGCATGGTCAACGAGTTCCCCGTCGACTGGCAGGGCCTGTCCTCCACGGTCTCCGTCACCTGCACGGATCTGTTCAAGCGCCTCAACCGGCTGCCCGCCCTGCGGTCGATGCTCGCCCAGGAGATCCTGGAGCAGAAGCCGCTGGTGTACTACCCGCTGACCGAGGACAGCACAGCGACCAGCGCCGGCGACATCGGCGGCAACGGCGCCCCATCGCTGGCCATCGCCCAAGCAGGCAGCGGCGGCACCCTCACCATGGCCGGCGTCACCGGGCCCACCGAGACGGGCGAGCAGGCACCACAGTTCTCGCCGTCCACGGCCACCCAGGGCAAGTACCTGACCTGCGACCTCGGCCCCCAGTTCGACGATGCCACCTACCAGTACCTGTGCTTCGAGGCCTGGTTCCAGACCACGACGACCGGGCGCTGCATCCTCGGCGTCCACACCCCGGACCGATCCGACCAGCACCTGCTGTCCATCGCCGCCAGCGGCGGACTCCAGATCGAGTGGGCGATGGAAGGCGGCCAGCTGACCACCGAGCCCGTCAGCGGGCCGACCACGCTCGCCGACGGGAACTGGCATCACCTCATCTACGACCAGCGCGAAGGCGCGGTGTGGATCGACGGCGTCCTGGTCGACTCTTCGCTGGCCGTCCCCCGCCGCTGGGGGGAGCGTGTCCTGCACGTCGGCGGCTACCGCGGCACCCGCCTGTGGTCGGGCAGCATCGCCCACGTCGCGGTTCACTCCACGCTGACCGTGTCGGCAGGCCCGACCGCCGCCGGGCACTGGACGGCCGGCACCACCGGCTTCGCCGGGGAGAGCGCCGACGAGCGGGTCGAGCGGCTGGCCCGGTACGCCGGCCTGTCGTCGGTGACCATCTGGGGAAGCACCCACGACGCGATCGCCTCGCAGGGCCCCGGCGGAGCCAGTGTCGTGTCCCGGCTGCGCGAGGTGGAATCCACGGAGTCCGGCCGGCTGTTCGCCGAACGCGACTGGTACGGCCTCGCCTACCAGTCCCGCGATGTGCGCTACAACCCGGACCCCGAGTTCGAGACGTTCACGATCAACTATGCCGAGCTGGAGCCCGGCATCAGCATCGCCGACGACGACCAGAAGATGGTCAACGTCGTGGACGCCGCCCGCCCGGGCGGAGCCAGCCAGCGGGTCACCGCCCCGGCGAGCATCCTGGCCTTCGGCGAGTACGAGCAGAACCTGTCCGTGCTCAAGACGTCCGACAACAGCGTCCTGGACGCCGCGTACTGGCTGGTGTCCCGCTACGCCAACCCCGTCCCGGAGCTGCGCGAGGTCCCCGTCGAGGCGTACACGATGCCCGACTACCTGGACATCCTCGACGCCGACATCTCGAACTACTTCTCCGTCACCGACCTGCCCGCACAGGCCCCGTCCTCGTGGATGCGCGTCACCATCGAGGGCTACACCGAGACGATCAAAGAGGCGTCGCACTTCATCCAGTTCCACACCAGCGCCACCGTCAACGACTCCGTCTGGGTCCTCGACGACCCGACGTACTCGGTCCTCGACGGCACCACCCGCCTCGCCTACTAGGAGCTAGGAGCACCGCATGCCCATCGCAGTTGTCCGAGCGGAAACGTTCTACCTGCCGTCGCCGCGCGAGCCCAAGGACGCCTGGGACGACGTGCCCGCCGCCGAGCGGGTGTGGAAGTGGATCGAGTGGAAGCTGGGCCGCCGCGTAGTCCCGCCCGAGGGCGTCGTCGACCAGGCCCCGTACTGGGCGCGGATCAACCAGAACCGGTGGGTGGCCGACTGCGTGTGCGGCTCCGCGCAGGTCGTCTCCCCGACGGACCCGCGGTACGCGTGCACGGAATGCGGATGGGGCTGGGTCGAGCTGATCTTCCCTGCGGACGCGGCCGCGGTCGAGGCGTCGCTGATGGGGATGCCCACCTACCTGCGGAACTGGTGGCACGAGCTGGACCCGTCCAACCCGGCCGCGCCGGTGGTCGGTGACAGCGGGGGTGGCGCGTGACGTTCACTCCGAAGACGTGGGTGGTGGGCGAGGTCGTCTCGGCGGCCCAGCTGAACCAGGAGATCCGCGACCAGTTCGGCAGCTTCTTCGGCGCCTGGTCGGACTACACCCCGGCGTGGATCGCCGAGAGCGGCGGCACCCCGGCGATCGGCAACGGCTCTATCAGCGGCCGCTACCTGAAGGTGGGGCGCACCGTCGACTTCGTCGTCCGTGTCAGCGTCGGCAGCACCACCACCTTCGGGAACAGCAACGCCAACTGGGCATTCGGCCTGCCCGCCTCGCCGGCCGCCTCGTTCGCCGGTGCGCGGGCCGCGCACGTGTCCTTCCGCCTGACGGGCACCGGCGAGGCCACGGGCACCGGCGAGATAGCCACGAACAACGGCGGCACCGTCCGCAGCCTCGCCGGCGGTTCCGTCAACGGCGGCACCAACCAGCCGGACAACTCCCTGTGGGACCAGGCCAACCCAATGATCGCGGCGTCCGGGCTGCTCATCACCATCAACGGCCGCTACGAGGCCGCGTCCTGACCCGCACCACCCAGCCCGCCCCCGCCGCGCCGGGGGCTTTCGCATGTCTGGAGGCCTCATGGCCTGGTATCCCGGCGCCACCAAGATGGAGCTGCAACCGGAGTCCGACGCGCAGCCGGCCATCAAGCCGACGCAGTTCATCCTGCACAGCATCGTCGCCCCGTGGACGCCGCGCCGCACCTACGAGTACTGGCGCGACTCCACCAACCTCGAAAGCCACTTCGGTCTCGGCTACGACGGCAGCCTCGGCCAGTTCATCGGCACCGAGACCCGAGCCGACGCCAACGGTGTGGCGAACCGGCGGGCGGACGGCACCGGCGCCGTGTCACTGGAGTCCGCCTCCAACCTTCAGGCGTCGGACCCGTGGACGGACGAGCAGATGGAATCGATCGTCCGGCTCGGCGTCTGGCTCCACCAGGAGCACGGCATCCCGCTGCGGATCTGCCGCAGCTCCACCGACCCGGGCTACGGCTACCACCGCCTGCACGCCGCCTGGAACCCGGACGCGCACTCCTGCCCCGGCGACGCCCGGGTCGAGCAGTTCCACAAGGTCGTGTTCCCGGCGATCGTCGCCCGCGCGACCGGCAAAACCACCGACAGCGAGGAGCTGGACATGGACAAGGCAGAGGTGTTCGCAGCGGTCTGGGAGCAGGACAAGGGCCTGGCCCCGTCCGCGTCACCGACCGCGAAGACCAACCGATTCTGGCAGCCGATCAGCTTCCTCCGCGAGATCTACAACTCCCTCGCCGCGCTCCGCAAGGAAGTCGCCGCGCTCCGCAAGGACATCGCCGCCCTCAAGAAGGAGTCCTGACCATGTCCGAGATCAACTTGCCCAGCGCCGAGACCGTCGTGAAGACCGCGGGCACCTACGGCCGCGACCTCGCCGAGCGCGTCATCACCACGTTCCTCCAGTCGTTCATCGGCGGCATCGTCGTCACCACGCCCCTGGACGGCTCCATGTGGTACGCCGCACTGGCAGGCGGGGTCGGCGCCGTCCTCGCCCTCGGCAAGGGCCTCATCGCCCGCTGGCGCGACGTCACCAACTCCGCGAGCCTCGCCAAGGGCGTCTGATGCGGGGCGCGGTGGCGTGGCAGGCGTTTTCCCGCCGCCGCGCCTTCCTCGTCGCGATCGGCCTCGGCTGGGCCGGGTACGGCGGACTCGGCATCATCGGCCAGCCCCGCTACGGCACCAGCCGCGGACTGGCCGACCTGACCCGACACGTCCCCGGAGGGCTCGACACCCTTGGATGGATGTGGGTGACCACCGGCCTGCTCGCCGCGGTGACTGGGTTCCTCGTCGCCTGCCCGCGGGCGCAGGCCCTCGGGTACGTGGCCATCGCCGTACCCGCTGGCCTGTGGGCCGGGGTGTTCTCCGCCGCGGCGGCGAGCACCTACCCGCCGGCCGTCGGGTCGGCGTGCGGGTGGGGGGCGTTCACGATCGGTGTGGTGCTGGTGTCCGGCATGGACGACCCGCCCCCGCCGCACCTGAGAAAGAGGAGTCGCTGATGGACGTGGGGGCACTGGTCGGCGGCGCCGTCGCCCTGGTCGTGGGGCTGCTGTCGTGGACCCAGAGCCGGGCGACGAACCGGCGCTCGGACTTCAAGGAGATCACCGACCAGTTGAGGCAGGATCTCGACTCGGAGCGCGCGCAGCGGAAGCTGCTCACGTCCTACGTCGTGGACCTGTGGCGCTGGGCGAAGCGCGTCGGCCCGGACACGCCTGCCGGTCCCGCGCCGGAGCCCCCGCAGGATCTCGACCTCACACCCTGGCGCCACTGACCGCGGCCCCCTCTCGCCTTCGGGCGGGAGGGGGCCGCTTCGTCGTTTCAGGGTCAGTGCAGGGCTTCGATGGCGCGGAGGACCAGGGCCCGGGCGTCAGCGCCGTACACGGCCATGCCCCGCAGCTCCTCGAACGCACGGGCGTACAGGCTGATCTCGGTGGGCTGGGTGATCCGCACGCGGGCGGAGACCAGCTCGACGGAGACGAGCCGGTCGTCGTACATGTGGAACGTCTCGCGCGGCCACTGCCGTCGCTCGGTGGTGGCCATGGGGATGATGCCGAGGGAGACCTGCGGTAGCGCGCCGGCGGTGAGGAGGTGGCCGAGCTGCGCGGCCATCGCGTCCTGGTCGCACACCTGGTGACGGAGCGCTGCTTCCTCGACGGCGAAGACGAAGGTGCGCCCCGGCTGGTGGATGATCCGGGAGCGGTCGACTCTGGCGCGGGCAGCCTCGGCGCTGTCGTCGACGGGGACGTCCCGGAAGCGGGCGCTGATGCCGAGGATGCCGGCGGCGTAACCCTCGGTCTGCAGGAGGCCGGGGACGAGGGAGCCGGAGTAGACCCGGAAGTGCCGGGTGTCCTGGAACAGCTTGGGCTCGCGGCCCTGCAGAGCCGCGAGGCCTTCACGTACCTGGGTGCGCCATTCGGTGTACATGGACTCGGCGTGCAGGGACTGGGAGATCAGGTCGTCGACCTGGTTCAGCGCGTCGCACGCGCGGCACCACAGGCGGATGTCCGTGGCGGTCGGAGCGGTGCGGGCGTTCTCGATGCGGGAGGTCTTGGCGTGGTGCCAGCCGCACCGATCGGCCAGCCCAGTGATGGTCAGCCCTGCGGTCCGGCGCATGTCTCGCAGACGCTGGGCCACGACCTCACGCGCGGCCTGCGCCGAGGACGATGGGGAGAGGGGCATGGGCTGGCCTGTCCGGTGCGTGCTGGTCAGTGGATCTCGTACTGGTCGTGCGGTGTGGCCCGGGCCCAGACCTCCTCGAACGCGGCCGAGCACAGCTTGGCGGCTGCCGGGTCGTCGGTGACTTCCGGACCGAGGCTGCGGCCGTCGCCGTCGAAGTGGTTCCACCTCACCAGCTGGTCGTCGAACAACCAGAAGTCGTTGCCCGGCAGAGCGATGTCGCTCGCCTGCCGGCGGGGCAGCCAGCGCACCAGCTCGCCCGCGGCGACGTTCGTGAAGGTCGTGTCGTACAGGTAGCGGGTGTACTCGGTGACCGGCTCAGACACGATGCGTGCCCGGCGGATGGTGACGCCGCGGGCTACCGTCTCCTCGACCAGGTCGAGCCAGGGCCGCCACCAGGAGGTGCGGTCGGCCGGGTCGTGGCGGAACCCGCCGCGCCAGTCCGCGAAGGGCCCGGCCTCGTAGTCGACCGCGTAGCTGTCGCGCATCTCCAGATGGACGGCGGTGCGGGTGGCACCGGCCAGCAGGTCAGCGAACGACGCCGGCACGTTCGAGCGCATCGCACGCCTCCCTGATCATTGTCACCATCCTGGCGGGGATCCGGATGACGCCCTCGTTGTCGGGGATGCCGACGGCGTGCCCGGGCACCGTGAACGCGGCGCACTCGGCCATGGTCTCCTCGTCGGGCAGCCATCCCTGCAGCACGAGTTCCTGCCGCCTCTCGTCGACCCAGACTGTGGGGCTTTCCTCGTCCCCGGTGTTCGGGTCGATGCCGATGAACGTTAACGACATGGTCGCCTCCGACGCTCGCTGTGTGCAGGACTGTGCGCCACGGTCACCCGCCTGGGGCGCCGGGTCAAGGGCACCATCAGGCCATCAGACCCGGATGCGTGAATGCATGCACAGATCTGCACATCGCTGGCAGTGCTGCACATCACACTCCTAGCGTCGGGCAAGACGAACCCCGGCGAGGCGGGCGGCCTCCCGGGGTGTGGCCGACTGGATGGAGTCGACATGCCAGAGACTACGCACCCCCCGCAGGACAGCGACAGTGCACCGCGGGTCATCGGCTGGTGCGCCTGGCACGAGGACATCGCCGAAGGCGTCCGAGTCATCCAGGTCGACGAGCAGGGCTCCGGCTCCGGCGGTGTCCGCCGAGCCTGCCCGCCGTGCATCGACACCCACGGCCTGGTCCCGTTCACCGAGCGGTCCCTCTGATGGCCGCCGCAGACACCCCCACCAAGGGCGGCTACTGCTCGTGGCACAACCAGGTCGAGGACAACGTGCAGCGCATCCAGCTCAGCGAGGCAGGCAGCGGCGGCAAGGCGCACTACGCCTGCATCCACTGCATCCGCATCTGGAAACTCACCCCCTACGAGGATGAGGACCAGGACCAGTGAGCATGGCCCTACCTGACGCGGCCGGCCTATCCCGGGCCGTCTACTCCGGCTGGGCCTGCGTCTTCTGTGGCGCCTCCCTCGCGACGACGGGCGGTGTCTCGGCCGGCCGTGCTGAGGGGCACTCCGGTGTCCACGATCTCAGCATCGAGGTCTTCGCCTGCCCACCTCTGTCGGGCTGCGGGCCAGCACGCCTCACCCAGACTCCCGCCCTCCACCAACGGGCGGGCCAGACGCCTCCACCCGGAGGCGACGTCCACCACAGGAGGACATTGTGACCATCGCGTTAGAGCGTCCCGTGGGCACCACCGACCCGGCCACCCTCGTCGATCCCGAGGTGACCGAGCGGCTCGCCCGCCGGATCACCACCGACCACCCGGAGATCAGCGAGCCGACCGCGCGGCGCATCGTCGGCCAGGCCGCCGGCTTCATCGCCGCCTCCGGCCAGCAGCCCGGCCAGTCCCTCGCCCCCAGCGAGCTCGTCGACTACGGCTGGCACGCGTTCATCCTGCACACCGTCGACTACGCCGCGTTCTGCGAGCGGATCGCCGGTGGCTTCGTCCACCACGTCCCCACGGACGAGGGCGACGAGATGCCGGGCGGGGCGCAGGCCGCCCGTGAGCGGACCCTCGCCGCCATCACGGCCGCCGGGTACACCGTGGACGAGGAGCTGTGGCCGGACATGGCCGACTGCACCCAGTGCCACGCCGGGTGCACCGACAGCCCCAACAGCGGCAAGGGGAAGTAGCACACCGCACCACGCCCACCGTGCAAGACTCCAGCCGTCCGGCGTTGCGGCCGGGCGGCTGGCCCTATGAGCGGAGCACCACGTGACAGACACGGCGATCGCCTGGGACACCTACTCCCGGCAGCGCCCCGAGCGCCGGCCGACGAACGCCCGCGGTGAGAGGACCTGGTTCAACTGGACCCAGTACCCCGACCACGGCCCGGGCGCGGAACTCCTCGAGGTCCCGGCGGGCGCCCGGGTCCTTGACCTCGGGTGCGGGAAGGGCGGCAACGCCGCGCACCTGGCGGCGCTCGGCCACTGCGCGGTCGGCGTCGACGTGTCGTCGAAGCAGCTGGCCGCCGCGCGCGAGCGGTGGGGCCAGGCGTCGGGGCTGAACCTGCGCCAGGTGGAGGCCGTCAACTTCCTGCGTGAGGACCGGGACGGCTTCGACGCCGTGTACTCGGTGTACGGCGCGGTCTGGTTCACCGACCCGGCCCGGCTGCTGCCCGCGATCCGTGAGCGGCTGCGCCCGGGCGGTCGGCTGGTGTTCTCGCAGCGCCCGCCGGTCGAGGGCTGCTACGGCTGCCAGGCGTCGTACATCCCGCGCGGCGCCGACGAGGACCCGCTCATCGTGAAGCGCTGGGACTACGAGCCGGACTGGTGGGAGCGCACGCTGAAGGAGTACGGCTTCACTGACGTGACTGCCGACGTGCTCGCCGCGCCCCCGGGGAAGCGGACGACGGGCACCCTCATCGTCCGGGCGCGCGCCTGAACGGTCCCCCGACGCGGCCCCGGACAGCGACCTCAACCGCCGTCCGGGGCCGCTACGTATCTGCCTACGATGCGGCCATGGGTCCGATTGACTGGGGGGACGCCCCCACTTGGATAGCCGGCTTGTTTGCCGCCGCAGCCGCCTACTATGCGCGTGGCACGATGCGCAGCCAGCAGAAGCAAATCGCAGAGCAGCGCGACTTCATCGCAGAGCAGTCAGCGAACCTGCGCCTTGAGCGAGACCAACTGCAGGCGCAGCTGGCGGACCGGCGAAGTGAACAGGCCCGGCACATCCGTTTGCACCGCAGAGCTGAGGGAGCGGAACTCAACGACGAGACGGGTGAGTTTGAGAACGCTGACTACTGGGTCGTCACCGTGCACAACACGAGCGACTCCCCGATCTACGACGTTGAGGCGGCCTTCGGAGACCACGCTGCTCGGTGGGTATCGACTGAGGACAGGTCGGGTGGAGGAACGGTTCAGGTGCTCGGCAGGGACCAAACCGCAGCGTTCACATCACCCCGTTTCGCGCCGGTGCGGCTGATGAGCTCACAGCCTTCCGTGCGCTTTCGCGATGCTGACGGGCTCTGGTGGCGGCTACTTCATGACGAACGTCTGGAGGAGACTTCAGCACCGGCTGGCACGTGAGCAGTCCGCTATCCACGGGGGCACCAGGAGAATTCCGCCTCTACCTTGGATTCGAAGGCGACCACACGCGACGACGAATCGGTCTATAAAAGTGCAGGTCAGATGGGTTATCACGGGGCTGCGTAAGAACCTTTGAGCAAGATCACTCTAGAGGCGTCACAACGCAATATTGGGGTTGCCGCTGCCGGTGCCGCCGCTGACGAGGAAGGACAGCCGGGCCCGCAGAAGAGCGCGCAGCACGCGGTCACCGCCGGGCGGCACGGTGCCCGCCGCCGTCAGCTCGTCGAGGTTGAAGGCGCGCGGCCGTACCACCCGCAGCGACAGGCAGGTGCAGTCGACGGCGACCGGTGGCAGCACCGCGTGCAGCCGGGTGCCGTCGGGCAGCCTGGCGTCCACCCAGGGCCGGGCGTCGTCGAGCCGGCGCCCGGCGACGGTGGCGAGGCGCTGCGCGAGCCGCCGGACCGCGCCCGCGTCGGGGAAGGAGACCGGCGCCAGCTCCAGGCCGCCGCCCCGGTCCACCCAGACCCGGTCCGGGGCGGACACCAGTACGTCGGTCACCGAGGGGTCGGCGAGCAGCGGTTCGAGTGGCCCGCTGCCGACCAGCTCCGACCTGAGCTGCTCGGCGGCACCGAGCACCTCGGCGTCCCCCAGCACCCGGCCCTGCTCCCGCAGTGCCTGCGCCACCCGCGCGGGCGTCGGTTCCGCCCCGCTCTCGGCGAGCCACCGCCGCACACCGTCGAGCATCCCGGGTGCGGCGCCCGGACTCCTCTGCGCGACCGTCACCGGAGACCGCGCGGAATCCCGCGCCCGAGCCCGAGCCCATCCGGAGGCGGACCCCGGCGATCCGCCGGAGCCCGGTCGCAACGATCCGCCGGAGCCCGAGCCCGGCGATCCGCCGGATGCCGGCCCCAGCGATCCGCCGGGTGCCGGCCCCAGCGATGCCCCGGAGGTCCGGCGCCCGACCCCTCCGGCCGTCGAGCCCCCAGGCGATACGGCGGACGGCCGGACCACCCAGCCCGGAACCACCCTCGCGGTCGTCCCGTCGGGCGTCCCCGGGCCTGGGCGCCCCGTCCTCCTC